TAGATAGTATTTTTACTTCCATAGTACAAAGTTAAAAAAAGGGGCGATAAGAATACCGCCCCCCAAAATATACACTCTAAAAAAACAACACCTTAGATTGCACCGTATACGGCAGCAGTCGGCTGGAACTGAAGAAGTTCACAACGAGCCTCGCAACGGAAAGTAATCAAGTTCTTGATGAAGTCATCCTGATCAAACTCAGTAGAACGTACATTCAGACCAGATTGTTGTGCGATTGCATACTTAGTTGTATCCAATACATACATTCTGTTTGCAGTAACCAAAGAATGAGGAACAACAGGGATACCAAGGATTCTTACATTACCATTGTTGTCAATAACCATTCCACCAGGTACTGAGTAATCAGCAGGCTTGGTTTTCAACAAAGCAGCCCAACCGGCATGAGTCATCAAAGAAAGATTCGGCATCCAGTTCAAAGCACCCAACTGAGCAACATAATCAATGAACTTCTCAGCGGTGTTAGCACCAGAAGAAGAACCTGCGGTTGCAGAAGATGCAATGGCATTAAGATAATAAGTATCTTCTGCTTTTTGGAAATCTTCAATCAGAGACTGCTGAAGATAAGCTTGCAAGAATGGCAAGTCATCAATCATCTGACGGCTTACTTTAGCATAACCTGCGATGAAAGAAAGGGCGGTGTTTACAACTGTTACATCGTAATCAACTTGAGGCTTACCATTTCCTTCAGTTTGCTTACCGAAAGAACCTTCACCAACTGGAGTATTACCACGAGGGAAAGAAACTGATCCGGTAGAAACGGGGATGATGTTGAAAACTGAACGCAGATGTGGGTTAACATAAGACCTCAAATATGCATTGTCAACATAAGATGTATAAACAGAACCAGTCAGGTTAGTACCGATGGTCATTGTTTGTACGGCTTTGGCATCCATTTCGTAGTTGAAACCTTTACCATTGCCACGAGCAGCAGCTTTGATATCGTTCCATCCTTTCTCAACAGCAGTACCAATCTCGTTCTTAATGTTCATAATATGCTCACCATAAGAAGTTGCTACTTTAGCACTTTCTTTAGCTTGCAATTTGCCAAAAGATGCTTTAGCCTCAAGAACTTCGTTCCTTGCTTCATCAGCAGTCTTGTTAGCCTTAACCAATTGCTCATTGATTTGCTCAATCCTTGACTCAAATGCTTTTGCAGCCTTCTCTGTGTTTACGGCTACTTCAGCCTTCTGCTCAGCCAATTTGGCATCAAGAGCAGCTTCAAACTTTTTTAAATCTTCCATTTTACTTTTAATTTAGAATTTCTGTAATATTGATATTAGTGACTGCTCAAGTTCCTCGTTGTTCTTTTGCTGCACAGGTGTATTTTCAACTGCCTGTGTGCTACTTGCCTTCTCAATCGCTTGTGCCAATTGCCTGACCTTAATCAGACATAGTTCAATTGTCTCGTCAGTTACATCGCTGTTTCTGATAAACTTCTCAAATGTCTTAATTTGTTCTTGTATCTTAGTACATTCTTCCAAACTTTTTATCCCCAAAATTGGTGTATATTCATTTGCACCCCATGCAGTAAGGCTTGAACCTTCAAAAAGCATCACCTCGTGTATCTCGTTTGCCTCTGCTGCCTTTTGCTCTCTCAAAGTCCTAAATCCAATTGAGTGTTCACCAATCAAACCACTCTCAACCATTTTAATGAAGTCTTGCCCAAGCCTATGAGTTCCTACTTGTGAACGGTAGTACAATCCATATCCATCTTCCTTCAGCTCAACAATCTTACCAAGTGGTTGGCTTGGGTCATGGTTCAATAAATGCTTTACCCTTCCTTTTGCCTCTGGCCCCCAATCTTGGATTGACCTCTTGAACGCACCTGGCATCATTATATCGCCATCAGAGTCAACCATTCCAAATGCAGAAAAATAACCGCTTACCTCGCCTTTCTTTGAGTCAACATCCTTGACATTGGCCTCAAATGATTTGTAATTGTATATCATACTTTTTTTATTGTCTATTTGATTTAATTTTCTTTGCGCCCATTCTATACCTGCACTACCTCCCCAACCAAGCCATGCCACATGACCATTGTCTCGCCAAGGAGTATCTCTAAACTCTGGTGCTACTTCGGCATTTTTACGATGCCTTTCAAAAGCAGCCATTTTTGCTATCGTTTCCCTACTTAGTCTTTCTTTGTTGGCAAGTTGGTTAGCTCTGTTCCACCCCACACTTGTCATCCCAGTCACTTCATCTCCATACTCCTCTCTCCATTTCAAAACCCTCTTTGCATTGTTGGTCGCTGCTTCTGGGTAATCGTTGTATGTTTCTTCTTTGTACTTATCGGGTTCTCCCTTCTCATCTTCCTCTTGAGCAAGATAGGCAACGTAAGCACGTTCAACACTTTCTCTTGATGTGTACATACACTCTCCGTCTCCTATCCTAAATGTTCCGTCACCGCAACTATATATTGGCATATTTAATCTTCTATTGGTTCAAAAACAATAATATTGTCTTGCTCTGGTAAAGGTACAAAATGCTCAACTTCTCCACTTGTAATAATATCAGGTATATCATCTCCAAATGCTGCACATCCACCACCTATTCTATCAAAGTGTTTACATTTAAAACAAATTAAGTCTACTGCTTCCATAGTTTATTTTTTAAAGTATTTATCTATAAGTTTTCCAACAAGTACAGCATATTTACTTGGTTTAGAACTTAATCTATACTCAGTAAATGATTCAGCCATAAATTCATCAATATTTGTACTTGCATAATCACCTAATGAAATTTGATTAACATTATACATATCTTCTTTAGAGTAATATTCCTTTAATTCCTTTTTATATAAATTATTTATTTTTCTTAGTTCTTTATAATATTTTACAAGTTCTTCTGGAGCATTAAATTGCTTTAACTGATGTCTTAATGACATTAAGTGAGCAAATTCATGCACAGTTGTTGATTGATCTAAATTTTTTTCATCCACTCTACTTTTAAATCTAATTCCTTTAAAATCTTCATTAAAAGTCCTATACTTAGCATCACCTACTCTATCACCAAAATTTGCCTCATAAATTACTCTACCATCATTTGAGCATCTTACATAACCATAGGATTTAGCTGTACTTTGAAACGAAATAGTAGTATCATAAGTATTATTTATAGCAGGGGACAATTTATATTCGCTTGTCAAAGATTGTAATGTTTCTTGTCTTTTAGTTAATTGATCTACTGTCAAATTTGGTGGTATATTTACTTTATTAACTTTTAAATTTGTATTATTAGAAAATATAGATTTAATATTTGCTGATATATCTTCTTTTGTTAATGGCTTTGTTACTTCAATTGATTGGTTAACTACATTTTGAAAATTAATGTTAGGCTTTATATTAACACCACCAACTTTAGGCTTCATCACCAGTCTACCATTTGCGTCACGTTTGGGAATGAACCCAACTGTGCAACGGCAATTTATAGTAAATCCGGCAGGTGCGGTGATATCACCAGGTTGCATTGCCACCACAGCCTCACCCTTCTTTCCATTTGAGGTAAATGGTTGGTCAAAAGGTACAATCACACCATCCAACTCAACATGATCAAACTCATCATCTGGTATTCTCCTCGTTCTGCTATCCCTTGCACTTATCCATTGCTTGTCAACTTGGAAGCCATGCGCCTCTGCCCCTTTCATCGCCCCAATGTTTGAACCCCTCATCACCTCTGTTCTCACTATCCTTCTCGCCCTCATATTTGAGTATTCCAACTCTTTATCATCTAAAACCAACTTAACAATATCATCAACACTTAGTCCTTCTTGAACCCCTGCATTTGCTATGTCAATTAACCTCTTTTTAGTTGTTTGAGTAATACCAGACACAAGTGTAAACCCTTTCACCATCAAGAACTCAAGTATTTCTTTAGTCCATTGAGCATTGAATCCAAATGTCTCAGCCTTTTGGTTTGCTTCAATCTTCAATGCCCTATAAACTGCATTTCCAAAAGTAACAACACTTTCCTTATACATCGCCTCAAAGACCTTAA